AGCCCGAGCTCGATCACCGTGCCGGCCGTGGCGCGCAGGTACACCGTCTGGCCGTAGGACGGGCCGAGCATGACCATCGAGTCGGCCGGGATCGTCAGCTTCGCGGTCGCACCGGACACGTCGCGCACCTCCACGTTCGCGGCCAGCGGCCGCACGATCAGCGTGGCGCCGCGCGGCACCTCGACGGCCTGATCCGACCCCGTCGCCGTCAGCGACTCGAGCGCCTTGAAGTTCATGGGCCACTCCTTCGGTTTGAGGGGCACGACGGGCGGCGTGTACAGCAGCACATGCAGCCCAGCCTGCGTGGCCCGCAGGCCATAGCCGGTGTTGACGACCGCCCCGACCAGCGCGGCGTTGACCTCCGCCCGCGTCCACGGCTTGGCCGTCGCCGGCGAGTTGCGGGCGAAAACGAAGACCGTGTCGTACGCGCCGCTTGGGTTGAAGTTGGCCGTCGCTTGTTCACTGGCGCCCACCCGCAGCGTGACACGTCCGTTGCCGCCGCTGTTGTTCCGCCAGCACACCGCCGCGGCCGCCGCGACAACGCGTTCGCCGGGCGCGAGCGCCACATCGGCGACGCCGACGTTGAACGTCGCACCGGGGTAGCTGCCGTCGAGGTAGGTGCTGTCGCCGTCCTGCGGGACCTGGCTGACGTACTCCCAGTAATCCACGTCAGGCTCCCTTTGGCTCGACCTCGGGCGGCGGCTCGTCCGGCGGGTACGGGTACCAGCCGAACTGCGAGCCGTTCACGTTCGCGTTGAGGCGCGCCACACGCACCGTCGGCCCGAACAACGTGGCGTCGTCGCACGTGTAGACGTCGTCGACGTCGACGGTGTAGCCCTGCGAGGCGAGGTTGAAGCGCTTGCCCAGATACGCCACGTTCATCGACCCACCCGGCCCGCCGAGCCCTTGCGCCACAACCTTCCCATCCATGCGCCAGACGTACCGATCGAACAGCACCGCGAGTTCGCAGTAGTACCAGCGGTTCAGGTCGACCCGCCCGAAGCTGGCCAGGTGCGGCGAGCCCACCGCGCCGATGTGCAGCCGCAACGTGCCATCCTCGCCGAGTCGCAGCGATGCCCGATGGGTGGTGCCCGAGCCGATGAACAGCAAGTGTTCCCATTGGCCCACCGTCTGCGGCAGCGCGATCACGCGCAGTCCGAATCCAATCGTGTACGCCGTCCGGCTGACCGTGGTCGGGTTCCCGTTGGCGTCGTAGCCGTTGGCCACGGCGATGTTCACCACCGTTGTGCCGGTCGGAACCGTGAGTCGGCAGCCGCAGGCGCCGCTGCGCTTGTACGCCGCACTGACCGTCGCCCCCGTGAAGGTGACCATCTCCGCAAGGTCGAACGCCTCGAAGCCCGCGAACCACTGCAGCGGCATGGCGGTTCACCTCCGCACCCGGTACGTGACCGTCAGCACGCTCGTGAACTGCCGGTACTGCTCCAGGTGCTCCGGCGCGAACACCGGCTCGTTCTCGAGCGCGAGCCAGGCCGCCACGGCGAATCCCTCAAGCTTGCGGTAGCGCAGGTGGTCGCCGATCTCCTCGACCAGCCTCATCAGCGCGTCCAAAGCCGCCGGATCATCGACGTCGACCTTGCGCTGCACCCCGATGTCGATCGCGCAGTCGTGGAAGCCGTCCGCGCGCGTGGCCGCGCTGATCGCCAGGCTCTTGGGGATGACCGTGACCTTCACCGCCTGCAGCACCGGCAATTCCACGGCGGGGCGGTAGCCGCGTTCCGCCTGGAACGTCATGCTGAACGTCGCGCCGTTCAGGCTGGCGACGATCGCATCGGCGAGCGCAATGAGTGTGCTGTCCGGCATCACGAACCTCGCATCAGGCCTTCCAGCCAGGTGCCGATGAACTTCAGCAGCAGCGTGCCGACGCCGCAGAGCGTGGCGAAGGAGAGCTTCTGAATGGCCGCGAGCCGCGATTCGACCCGTTCCATGCGCACCAGGAGCGACTTCTCCGGGTGGTTGTTGCCGAAGACCGCCGAGCGAATCTCGCCCAGGTCCTTCAGGCACGTCGGCTGGAACTGGCACTTCTCGGGCTGACTGTCACTCATGGCATCAGCGCTCCATGCCTACGTGTTTCGTATGGACGCGCAGCGTGCGGCGGTACGTGTCGCTGTAGCGCCACGCCGGCTCGCCGCCGGGCGCCATCACCTCGTAGAGGAAGATCTGGTCGCCATCCGTCTCGCGGATGCGGTCGCCGGGCTTGGGTAACTCCTGCTTGCCCGCCAAGACGAGGTCCGCCGCCGTAATCAGGTAGTCCCGCGACTCCGTCCGATGCAGCACGCCGTATTCGTCGGCCTGCTCGAACGTGGTCTGCCCGATCGTGGCGGGCAGGTCTACGCTGTCGCCGGCGCGGAGGTAGGTGACCGTCCGCGACAGGTGGCGCGTGCGCTGCTCCTGCAACCACGCGGCGCCTTGTTCGAGCAGGTTCGACATGGTTGCCTACTGATTCATCCGGACGCGCACCGTGGTGGCGGCGTCTGCGGCCGCCTTGACGCACTTGCCGATCAGCTTGTTGCCGGTCGCGGTGGTCGTGGCGACGTTGTTCGTGTCGTCCCAGTAGACGTTGGCGCCCGCGGTGATCGCGGTACCGCCGCCGGTCGCCTTGGCGAAGTCAAACACGCCGTCCACTGCCAGCGACCCCAACGCGTTCGCTGCGATCGGTGTGCGGGACACGCCCACCAGCTCGCCCTGCACGATGACGTCGCCCGCGGCCACGGCCGAGCCGGGCGTGTAGTCAATCGAGCGGCCGTCATGTACGAATGTTGCCTGTGCCATCCTGTGTCACTCCTTCGGGGCTGGGTCCGTACTGCTACGCCTCGCCCTTGCTCTTGATCCCGCCGCGCGGTTCCTGCAGCGCGACGCCGAAATCGTGGTAGCCGCGCATCTGCACGCCGAGCACGTTGAAGTCCGCGTCGGCGGTTTCGATCGTGGGCGCTTCCTGGCCATTCAGGAACGCGACCTCGATGACCGGCAGGTCGATCGGATCGGCCAGCAGGTACCAGGCCTTCTCCGAGTACCCCGTGTACTGCGCGTTGCTCAGGTAGCGGCTGACCTCCGCACGGAACTTGCCCGTATGGGGGTTCGCGATCGGGTACTTGGTGCTGGCGGTCGTGTCGCGGACCTCCAGCGACTTGTAGAGCACCGTGGCCATGGCGCTCAGCGCCGTGGGCACGAGCACCACTGCCGGCATCGCGCCGAGCGGCTTGCCGTCCGGATCGGTCTGGTCCAGGAAGGCCTTCTCAGCCTTGGACATGCCCTCGATCGACAGCGCCGTGTCCGCACCGGTCAGGTAGTTGTTGTTGCCGGCGCTGAAGAACGCCGCATTGTTCATGAAGATCGACCAGAAGATGTCGTTGATCTTCAGGCCGGAGCCCCGCCCCAGCTTGCGTGGGACCGTGGTGATCGCGCCGAGGTCATCGTTGATGATGTCCCGACGGTCGATCGCCAGCAGCAAGCCGTAGGTGTCGGCCTTGTTCGTGTAGGCCTGCTCACCCAGCGTGCCGTGCTTCAGCTCGCCACCCGGCGCGACCTGCTCGTACTGGTCCTTGCCGATCAACCGGTAGCTGGTGACCGTCTTGAAGTCGCTGACGTTGCGGACGGCGCAGATGTTCCGCCAGGTCCGTTCGACGCTGAAGAAGCCCTCCAGCAGGAACTTGTTCGCGACGTTGCTGAGGATGCCGCCGATGTCGATCGTCGACGCCGCGGCCCGGATTTCCCGGCCGAAGGCGTAGCGCAGCATCTCCGGCGTGACGCGCCGCTCGCGGCCGACGTAGCCGTTGGCCCGGGCCGCCTCGACGATCAGCTCGGCCAAGCCGAGGCGCCCGTCGAACTGGCGGTCCGCCTCGTCGAGGACCGGCGCTTCGAAGTATCGCTCGATCTTCTCGACCCGGGCGGCCTGCAAGCACGCGGCCTCGAGCACCTGGCCGGTGACGGCCATCTCGGTCACGTGCACGGCCGGCGCCTTGGGACGCATGACCCGGAGCTTCTCCAGCTCGGTGCGGTCCGGGGTCCAGCCTTCGGCAATCGCCCGCGCCTCGATCTCGGGCAGCCGCCCACCCAGAATTGAGCGGATCGCGGCGATGCGCTTGGTCTCTGCCAGCGCCTGCGCGCGGACATCCGCGACCGGGTTGACGACCGATGCCGGCGTCGCACCGGCGGCGGGGCCGGCCTCCGTGCCGGCGCCCGCTGCCTCGTCACGCGCGACGTCGTCCTGCGGCGCCTCCGGCGCCACGTTGTCGAGGACCTCCGTGTCCTTGCTCTCGTCCATGAGTTCGCTCTCCTGTTGCTGCGCCGCGATCGTCGCGGTGGTATTCCCGTCCGCCCCCAGGTCCACGAAGCTGATCTCGCCCAGCACCGTCCGCCGGGCCACGTACAGCGGCCCCTCGAACGTGCGGCTGTTCACCGTGACGCTCTTGCCGGCGCGGACGAACTCAGCCTGGGCGACCTGCGCGCCGATCGAGGCCTGCCACGGGAAGCCGCGCTTGCCGCTGGCAACCACCTCGCGCGCGGCCACCGTATCGCGCGACACGATGCCCTCGGCGATCAGCCGGCCGGCCTCAACCGCGATGCGCTCGGTGTGTCCGACCCCGGCATACATGCTGTGGCCGAAGCGCACCGGCCGACGCTGCGATGGGATCGATAGGCCCTCCAGGTCGACCACGACCGGGAACCGCCAGCCTTCCACTCGCAGCGGCTCGCCTGTGTACGCGACCATCGTGAAGCGCGGGATGACCTCGGCCTCACCCTCGACGGCCAGCGCCTCGAGTGTGATCCGCCCGGGCAGGCAGCGCAGCTCGAGCCGATCCGGCACCTCTTCGTAAGCCTCACGCGCCCGCGCGGGCGTCGACGTCTTCCGTGACATCGCTCTCGTCCTCCTGACTGTCTGTTTCGGTGGGGGCGGCTGGCGAAGTCGGCGTCTGCGCGGTGAGCCCCAGCTCACGCATCAGCGCCAACTCGCGGGCGCGCTGGCGGAGCTCGGATTCCCAATCGAGCCCGGCCTTGGCGTACTCTGCCGCGAGGGTCGTCGTGTTGCTCTGCAGCCGCGTCGCCTGCGCGCCGGCTTCCTTCTGCGGATCGACGTGCTCGAACCCGTCCCAGAACCACTGGTGCGACAGGTCGACGCCGAGTCGCCGCAGCCACTGCGGCAGGTAGCCCTCGATGAGCACGGCCTCGTCCATCCACGCCTTGAGCAGCCGGGCAAGCACCATGTCGCCGAGGAAGTTCTGATCGACGCGGATCGCTTTGAAGAAGGCCTGGTGGTCGAGACGCCCCGAAGCGTAGTTGTAGCCCGACGAGTTGCCGGCGGCGATGTTGAACGGCATGTTCAGGCAGCGGGCGATCTCGTTGATCACCTCGTGCTTGAAGTCGCCGTATACGGTTGTGGGCTGCTCCGCCTTGACCTGGCCGATCTTCCAGCCGTACGGCATCGTCATCCATGTGCCGCGGTCCATCTCGACTGTGTCCATCGGCTCGACCGCGGCCGATTCGGCGTCGGCGGGTGCGTCCGTGTAGATCACGCCCGACGGCAGCGCGGCCTGTTCCGCCGCGCCCAGCACGGCCAGCGTGTAGCGACGCAGCGTCGCGAACAGCGAGAGCGAGCTGGTGACCTCCGGGATGCCGCGGCTCTGCGCCGGGCGCTCCGCCCGGAACAGGTGCACAACCGATTCCACGGGCATGAGGTTGTAGTCGTCAGGGCCGGCGCGCCAGGCGCGCTGGTCGCCGGGATGGCGCCGCAGGACGTAGTACGCGATCGGGTTGCCGAAGCCGTCGAAGACGATGCCGTCAACCGCCCGCTCCTCCGGCGGCAGCACGCCGAACGGCGTCGAGACCTGATCCGCTTCGATCAGCCGGAGGTCGAGCTGGACCGGCGCGGCGATGCGCGGGTTGCTGGTCAGCAGCCCGAAGCACTCGCCGCTCTCGCATTGCGCAATGCGCATCGTGCGGAGCTTGTGAGAAAGGCCGATCGCCTTGGCCCAGCGGGAAAATTCCTGCTCGATGAGGCGGTTGGCTTCCGGGTCTTCGGTAAGCATCTGGAGCCGCGGACCGGTGCCGACCACGTAATTCGCGAGCGTCAGGACGATGCCCTTGGCATACGAGTTGTTGGCGACTTCGTAGCGGGCCCGGCTGCGCAGCACGCGCCGGACGTCGGCGCCCATGGCCGCGTCGGCCGAGAGATAGTCGGCATTTGCCCAGTGGCGGCGGTTCTCCGGCGTGGTCTGGGCGGCGTCATACTTGCCGCGCACGACGAGCAGCCGGCCGCGCGGGGCGGTGGCGCTGTGGTTCTTGCGTGCGCCGAGCTGTCGCAGCCAGTTGAACACTGTCACACCGCTCCGGGAGGCACGACCTTCGTCATCCGAACGCCGAGGCCCTGCTTGGCCGCCTCCTTGCTGGCGAGGTAACGGTCGGCCTCGATCTGGTCCGGCAACGGCTGCTGCTTGACCGTCTGGCCGTCGACCGCCACCTCGGCCGGCTGCTGGGCGGCCTCGCGGATCGCGCTCGCGATTTCCTCAGGCATCGCGTGCTCCGACTTGCGGGAGCGGGACTTGAACCCGCAGCGCCGGCGCATGAAGCCGGCATGTTGCCGTTACACCATCCCGCTACGGGTTACATACGCCACGCGGAACCGGGCTGTCGGACGGAGGCTGCCGACCACGGGAATTGTTCCACCGGTAGACATGGCGACGGTGGACGGACTAAATGCCGACGCGTTCGGAGGTGGTAATGCGGCGTCCACAGTGTCGACACTCCCGCCGCCGCACAATTCGGCCGCCGGCGCCCGGCCGCGTGTAGACCACCCGGAAATGCCGGCACCCACAGCGCGGGCACTCGAGCCCGCGCGGGGCCTGCCCAGCGCTCGACTTCGGCGAGGCCTTCATCGCCGGGATCTCCGCAATTCCGAGAGCCGCACGGCCGGGCGGGCCTTCGGTGTGTCGCCTACCAGCCCGGGCGGAGCGGCGCCGCCCATCGAAGCCGCCACGGCGCAGCCGACCAGGCAATCCAGCCAGTGGTTGTCGAGACCGTCGACGCGCAGCTTCCACTCGTCGACGGTCCGGCCCCGGCCCGCGGTCTTGACGCGGTACTCGCTGGTCAGGTGGTCAGCGAGCAGGCGGTGACGCTCCGGCTGACGACCGAACAGCGACAGACAGCCCGGATCACCCATCGGCACGGCCAAGCGGGCCTGGATTAACGACTTCCAATAGTTCGTGTCGAACACGACGTGCCGGACGGTGCGCCGGCCGGTGATCACGGGGATGCGCCAGTTCAGCCCCACGCGGTCCCCGCGCTTGCGCTTGTACTCGATGAACGGAATCGACGACGCGCCGACATACCGGCCGTGGCTGGGCAGCACTATGCCGGCGAACTTGCTCTGCCGGCAAAACTGGTACACGACGTCCGACGACTGGCCCCAGTTCGCGTCGATCAGACAGCGGTCGATCCGCACCTGCGCCCCATCGTCGCGCTGCCACTCGCGCCCCAACGTCCGCTCCGTCAGCCGGTCGAGGCCTGCGTAGATCGCCCCCTCGATCCCGGCCCGCGGTGCAGCGGCTCCCAGCGTGCGCCGCATGTCACGCAGTGTGAAATACTCGGCCTTCTGATCCGGCTCGGTCCCGTAGTCGAGCACGTATCCCGTGAAGTTGTCCTCCCACGCGGCGACGAGCCAGAAGAGCGCCTTGGCTTGCACGTCGACGAACATCGTCACGTGCGTGGCCGCCAGCGGCACCTCGCCGCGGCGCTGACCGTTGAGCTTCGCCAAGATCTGGTCGACCGTGAGCAGCTCGTCATCGACCTGCTCCTCAGGTAGCGGCTCGTTCTGGTACTCCGCCCAGAATGCCGCTTCCCCCCGGTCGAGCTTGAGGTTCATGGCGTGCTGGATTGCGGACAATTCGTCCGGATGGTGTCGCTCTGGCCAGGCGATCACCGCGCCGGCGTCCATCGCCGCGCGGTTGGCGCGGTAGAATTCCGTGGCGTCAGCGATCCCGCGGTCGGCCTGCATACCCAGCCGCCACAATTCGGCGTAGCGCGTCCACAGCGCTTCGTCCGTGGGCCAGGCGTAGACCATCTTCGTCCGTTCGCCCTGCCACTGCGGATGCTTCTCGCGATCGAGGATGCGGTCGGCCAGGTCGTCCGGCCGGACCACCGTCAGTGTCATCAAGCCCGCAATCTTGCGGCCCGGGCCAGCCAGACCCAGGATGGCGCCGGCGAGGATGCGCTCGCGCGTGACGCACTGGCTCGGGCTGCGGGCGGACTCGTCGGTCTGCGGATCGTCAATCAGCACCAGCGACGGTCGCACGGATGAACCGTCCGCCCGCTTGTGCTTCATGCCGCGAATGCGCCCCGTGATGCCGGCCACGCAAACGATCGCGCCGTTGGACCGCGGCGAGTGGTTCCCCAGCCACTCCAGCGGCGGCAACGTGGGCAGCACGATCTCGCGCGCCGTCCAGCCGATGTGCGTCTGCTTCCCCTGGTAGAGCTGGCCCGCGGCGCGCTGGTGAATGCCCTCGAGCGCCCGCACCGGCCCGACGACCTCGCTGAAGTCGTCTTCCAGCAGGTCGTTCGATTCCAACTCGACCTTGATGCTGTCGAGCATGCCGGCGGCGTGCTCCTCGTCGCTGCCGACGAGCGCGACGAATTCCCGGTGACCGTACACCAGCGCCCACAGGCAGGCGACTTCGCACAGCGACGTCTTGCCGCTCCCGCGCGGCATCGCCATCGCGAACAGCCCGCCCGCGAGCACGGCCTGTTCGATCTTCCGGATGACCTTCAGGTGGTCGGGTGACCACGGCAGGTGAAACGTCTGCGGGAAGTACGCCTCGCAGAAGTGGCGAAAGTCGCGTTCGGCCCGCGCGCGTTGCTCGGGATTGCGCGAGGCGTGGTCCCATTCGGCCGTGGCGATGTCCCGCCCGAGCAGCGCCATCTCGCGGTTGCGCTGCGCGGCGCGCTCCTTGTGAGCCTCATAGCCGGTAAGACCATCCGGCTCCGGTCGTGGCCGGTGCCGCTCGATCACCAGCCAGGCCACGTAGCGCAGCAGATCGAGCGTGCGGCCGTCGCCGATCCGAAATCCCGCCCGCGCGCGATGGCGGTGCAGCTGCCGCTCGGAGATGACCTCGCCGAGCGGTGTGCTGTTGAGCAGCCGGACCAGTTCGGTCGGCTTCAGTTTGCGCGGGTCAATCGGCACCGGACGCCATCTCCCGTACGAGCCACGCCGCGTACTGCACGAGGTTCAGCGTGCCGTCGGCGTTGGTCGGCGCACCAGCCGCGACGTCGGCCTGCAGCATTTCGACCGTGACGGCCTGGCCGCCCACGGCGGAGAGCAGTCGGGCCGCCTCCGCCAGGGGGAGTGCCGTAGGGTTCAGCTTGGCGTCGGCGCCGGCCATCACGCCGCCTCCCGCCCACGGCCGCCCCCGGGCCCGACAGGGCGGCCCCGGGGCGGCGTATGTAACGAGTGACGGGTCCAGGCCGCCCCGGTGCGGGCGAGAGCGCTCTCAGGGCCCGGCGGACCGCCGACTCGGACCTGGCGCCAAGACATGCAAGAATCTCTCGAATTCCTCGCCACATCGCCTTGCTTTCCCGGGAAAACGAGCGACTCATGTGTCTGTACGCATGGGGCGTACGCGATGGAGAAACGACGATGAACGCGACCACGAAAACCAACCGCCGCCTGACGCCCGGGACCCTGGTGGTCAGCCGCGAAGACGGCGAGCCCGGCCGGATCGTCCGAGTCTGCACCTTCCGCCGCAACGGCCTCGACGCCTGGTCGTACCTGGTCAACACCGCCGACGGCCGCGAGATCTGGGAAGTCGGCGAGTTGTTCGTCCCGGCGCAGCCGTAACCCGTCCAACCAAGGCGAGGAGCAAACCCAATGACCACGAAGCGCAACACGACGAAGCGGACCACACGGATCAGCATCCGGAAGGTCGACGGCGGCTACCACGTCACGGGCGACACGCGAACGTTCCGCAGCCACAGCGCCGCGTTCAACGCCGCGTGGCGGGCGGCGGCCCGCACGGGGGCCAGCCTG